GTTTTACCGCGACGTTTGCTCGCACTCGTGCATCACAGGACGCAGTTGAGTTGATTCGCTCTGGTGCCTACGATGCCGTCAGTGTTGGCGCAGAAGTTCAAGAGTCGTATTACGACAAAGAACTGAAGGCCACCGTCGTCACCCGCGCTTCGCTAGTCGAATTGTCTTTGGTCGCCGTTCCAGCGTTCTCGGGCGCAGAAATACGCGACTTAGTTGCTCAGGCCGACGAACCCGAAGAAGAAATCCCAACAGAAACAACCCCAATAACACCATCCGAGGAGGATGAAACCATGTCAGAACCCACAAGCGTTGAAGCCGCAATCGCGACTCAACCGATTTATGCAACCGCCAAGCGCGAATTCAAATTGCCGTCAATGTCCGAATACATTTCGGCTTTCGTTCGTGGCGGAAGCGATTTTGCACAACTCAACGAAAACATCCGCGCCGCAGCTCCCAATGTGACGACCACTGATGTGCCCGGTGTGATCCCGACGCCCATCGTACAAAATGTGTTCAACTCGTTTGTAGGCTCGCGCCCTCTCGTGGATGCAACCACGTTGCGACCCATGCCGCAGGGAGGCTCAGTCTTCATCAGACCTGTAGTGAATGTCCATGGATCAATTGGTACTGCCACACAGAACACGACCATCACCGCCTCGGCTTTCGGCATTGACGACATTCAGATCACCAAGACCATTCAGGGTGGCTATGTTGAAATTAGCGAAGCCGCAATTGACTGGTCACAGCCTGAAGCACTTGGACCGTTGCTTGACGACATGGCTCGCGTGTACGCAGACCGCACCGACTTGCTCGCCTGCTCGGAATTGCAGACTGGCACCACCAACAGCAACAACTTCGCTAACGCATCAATTGCTGACCCGGCTTACTGGGTTGAGTGGATGTACACCGCAGCTGCTGACATTTTGACTGGTTCAAATGGCAACTTGCCTTCCATCTTGGCTGTGTCACCGAACGTCTGGAAATTGATGGGCAGTTTGTCCGATACCGCTGACCGTCCGTTGTTCCCACAGGTGGGCCCAATGAACGCATACGGTTCGCTCAATGTCGCTTCGACGCAGGGCGCGTTTGCTTTCGGTTTGCGCGTCGTCGTTGACCGCAACTTGACCTCGGCTGGCATGACCATCCTTGACCCGCGTGCACTTGAGAACTACGAAATGGCGAAAGGTGCAATTTCCGTTGAAATGCCTTCACAGCTTTCACGCCAAATCGCGTTCCGTGGTTACTGGGCATCCAAGGTCATTGACCCGACCCTTACCATTAAGGCTGCTTTCGTCTGATAGACGGAAACTACGAGAGGATCTGAATCATGGCCGTATTTACCGTCACGCACGCACAACGTGTGGACGACTACGCCGTGATTCAGACCCTCGAGGCCACTGACATTACGATCGGTCAAACGATCGTTGTTGCAGGAGTAGGAAACAATTTTGATGCGACTTACATCGTTCAAGCTGTCCCTACTTTTCTGTTTGTTGGTGTCGGCTATGAAGGTGATTTCATTTTTGATAATGAAGTCACCATCACGAATCAACTACTTGTCAAATCAAACTTCGATAACTATCAAAGAGCTTCAGCGACTGGAACAGTAACTTGGACCCAGAGCTGTACTTGGTTGTCATCAACTGCGCCTGTAACAGAGTTTCTTGGGATCGCGTCGGCCACGGCAAATGACACCGCGTTTCTCACTACTTGTGTCGCAGCTGCAAACGCTTGGTGTTTCAGGCGTCGCGTGCAGGCTGGTTACCACGACAGTCTCACGACCGTCCCTGACAGTTCAGTGCTGTTAGGAACCACGCTTTACGCCGCAGGGCTTTACCGTGAACGCGGGACCACTGGAGACAGTTACGCGTCGTTTGGTGACATGACAGGACCGCCGTTGATGACTTTGGGTCGAGTGAACCAGTTGCTTGGCATTAAACGCAGTCAGGTGGCTTGATGTGGCAGGCATTTTCACAGACACCATCAACACGGTGTCAGCATCGCTCACAACGTTGGGACTCAAGCCTGTCACCGATCCGCGCAACGCACGACCGCTCACCGTGTTCGTGGAATTACCGACCTTTACTTGTTTCAACAACCAAATCGCAGACATCACAGTTGATCTCCGAATCCTTGGCGCGCCACCCGGCAACCAAGACGCATCCGATTACATTCTCGGAGTGGTTGACACAATCATGAACAGCCCTATCGCCGTTTTGAGTGGCTCACCATCGCTCGCTCAAATCGGTTCACAAGAACTACCCGCATACGACCTAACTATCAGAATCGCTTCCAAGCGCATCCCATAAAGGAAAAACCATGCCCACAACAAAAACCGTTTATTTGTCCAACCCAACCGTCAATATCGGTGGAGTGGACGTCACTCAGAACACCTCTGCGGCCTCGCTTGAGATCGGTTACGACTCACTCGAATCCACAACCTTCGGCGATACCGGGCACCGCTTCGTGTCGGGCCTCCAAATGGTGAACGTCACCTTGACGATGTTCATGAACTACGGAACAGGCGAAATTGAAGCCACCCTGTTTGATCAGGTCGGCGACGGCACCACCACTCTGGTCATCTCACCAGCAGGCACAACCGAGTCCGCGAGCAATCCTGAGTACACGATTTCTAATGCCATGCTCTCTTCGTTCACGCCGATCGTAACGACCGTTGGAGAGCTCAGCCAAGTAAGCGTAAGTTATGTCGGAGGCACTTGGGCGCGCGACATCACCAACCCGTAATCATTAACTAACTAAAGGACCCCGACATGATTGGCATGACATTAAAAGTAGAAATGGCTGACGGTGAAACATTTGAAGCACCGATCACTTACGGAGTTGCGTGCAGGTGGGAAGATCACCACCCCACGCTCTCCGTGGGCCGTTTCTTAGAGGACATGAAGTTCAAGCCTCTCGCATGGTTGGCTTGGGATGCGTTACGAACCAAAAAGATTGTGGTGCCGTTGTTTAGCACTTGGGTAGAGAATGTTATGGATATCACGTTTGTCCCAAAAGCCAAACAGGGCCCGCAGGAAGAGCCACTAACCTGATCGCGCAGCTCGCTGTTCGTACAGGCATCAGTCCATTGGATCTGATGGAAACACCAGCCCAGATCATTGACGAAATGGTCAGGTTGATAATTGAGCAGAACGAGAGCAAGCGATGACAATTCAGGTGAAAGGTGTGGGCGAAACGCTGAGAGAACTCGGCAAAATTAACCCTGCTTTAAAGCGTGAATTGAACAAAGACATCCGCAACATTTTGAAACCGTTGCTGGCTGAGATTAACCAGTCGATTCCGTCGTCGCCTCCGCTGTCTGGAATGGCTCACAACGGTCGTACCGGGTGGAGTAAGCGCAAGAACTCGGTGATCAAGATTGACAGCCGTAAGCCCCGCAGGAACCTCAACGAGCCCCGTATGAGTGTCCCTGTCAACATTGTCCGAATTACGACTAAGGGCGCGCCTGTGGCGATTGTAGACATGGCTGGTAAAGGCGGAGGCACAGTGTCTAAGCGTGAACCGAAATATCAGCGTCCTATGTTTGCCAGTTTGTTACCCGGTGCGCCGTCGCGTTTCATGTGGGCGAAAGCAGCGGACTCGTTGTCTATGATTGAACGAGAAATGGACTCCACGATCAAGGCCGTGGTGCTCGAAGCAAACCGAGAGATGGCAAGGATTCGCTAATGGCAATCAACATTCCGATCATCACCAGCCTTGAAGATACGGGCATCAAAAACGCTAAAGCCGCTTTTGGTGATTTCAAGACTGCTGTCAATAACGCTGAAGGTGGCATGGGCAAATTTAAGGCTGGCTCAAAAGTCGCTTTAGATTCAGTCAAAGCAAACGCGGGCAACCTTGCAATGGTCGCAGGGTCAGCAATTGCAGGATTTGCTATCAAGGCTGTTGGAGACTTTCAAGACCTTGCACTCGCCGCAGGCAAGTTCAGTGACGCCACAGGGCTTACTGTTGAAGATGCATCCAAGTTCATGGAAGCAGCAGGAGATATCGGTGTACCTGTTGACGCTTTAGAAGGCGCGATTGGTCGACTTAACCGCACAATTGGTGCCGATCCTGACAAAGTTCGTGACCTTGGCGTTGACCTTGTTTACTTGAACGACGGATCATTAGACGTCAACGAAACATTCCTAAACACCATTCAACGAATCAAAGACATTAAAGACCCAGCAGAAAAAGCCAGAGTTGCGGCGCAGCTCCTCGGTAAAGGCTGGCAGGGCATGGCCGAACTTATTGAGTTAGGTGCCGACGATCTCAAAGCATCTCTTGACAGTGTTTCCGATGCCAAAATTATTGACGAATCAGAAGTGCGTAAAGCAAAAGAGTTCCGTGAAGCCCAAGACAATCTAAAAGATGTCATGGAAGATCTTGCGCTTGAAATAGGCGAAACTTTAGTTCCCGCATTAGCAGATCTTTTGGAAATCGCCACCGATTTTGCTGGGGCGGAAGCACCCGGTGGTGGCACATGGTTCGGCCATGTAATTGACGCATCAGTCATTTTTGCAAATGTCATTCAAAAGGGCCCGTACAAAGCGTTTAAAGATTTGTATGGCGAAGTGGACGTCACTACAGAATCCGTCTACAAATACGCGCAGGGCATATTTAATGCTGAATCTCCCACTAGGGATTTGGCTGAAGAAGTTGACGATTTGACCGATGCAGTAAATTATGCTGACACGGCTTTTGCCGACCTAAAAGGTCAACTCCAATTTGAATCCGCAGTCGCTGACGCTAAAACAATGCTCAACGATCTAAAAGAAAAAGCCGTTGAAGCGTTCCAAGGTGCTGACGGTGCGTTAGCCGAATATGAGCAAGGTTTGAGGGACGCACAACTTCGAGTTATTGAACTGGCGGGCAGTGTGAAATTGTCTAACAGCGAAGCGAACCGTTTGAAAATTCTTGTTGATACTGGCGACCTTGAAGCCGCTATTGATTTGATTGAGTATGTAAAAGCGGGTGGCAATACTGCAGCTGTTGACGCGATGCGGTTCCGTGGAGCGAGAGCCCTCGGCGGTCCTGTGGCTGGTGGCTCGACTTATCTTGTTGGTGAGCGCGGACCTGAATTGTTTACACCGGGTACGTCTGGAAGTATCACCCCCAACAATGCGCTAGGTGGTAGCACCAGCATCACGGTCAATGTTTCAAGTGCTGATCCAAACGCTGTCGTTGCGGCTCTCCAGCAGTACGTTCGTGACCGTGGAGCGTTACCAATCACAGTCAACAGCACAGCGTTCCGAGGCTGACATGGCTTCACCAATCACATACGACACTTATCTAGATGTAACAACATCTACCGCTGGTTACATTGACTTAACCTCCACACTCCTATCGTTTACTACCGATCTTGACTGCGGAATCTTTACGATGGGTCAAGCGTCCGCAACGTTCACAGTAAAAAACTTTGACAACGCTTTCACACCAAATGCTGGCGGAACTTACGCATCAACAAACTGGTTTGGGTCAAAATTTACGCTCAGAATGATCATAGACGGAAGCACCACATATTTGTTTGACGGTATTTGTACCGACTTCTCTATTGATTCAGGGTACAAAGACAGCAGAGCGTCCTTTACTTGTGTTGACGCTTTCCAAATGGCCGCAAACACTCGGACCGACATCGTTGGCATTACATCCCTTGAAACAATGCCAACCAAAATTGCTCAGGTGTTATCAAACACTCAGTTTCCCGTTCTTGGTGAAGCGTCAGCATCGGCAAGGTTTCGAAGCATCGGTGTCAGCACTGGAAGCGCAACACAATACTCAGGTTCGCCTACACCCGGTTCAGTGTCCGACCTTTTTAGCAGTCGTCACATTCCATCATCAGGTTCCATTTCATGGCCAGTACTTGGTAAACAACTCGGCATCGGTGGCCCCTACACCTACGACTCAGTAATCTTGTATGAGACACCATACAAAGACAAGTTTGAGAT